GATATGACCTGATTGAGGGCAATCTGTACGTTGTAGGTGTCCAGATACAAGAACTCGCTGCCAGAGGTCGTGTTAAATGTGGCCACAAAAACGGCCTCGGCTTCACTGGCATCCCAATTGGCCGCGACCGGAAAGGCAAAAACCTGGGAAAAGTACCCGGCAGACCGACGCGCACCCAGGGCCTGCCCGGCGTCATACCAGACGTTCTCGCGCACGTTGTATATGATGGCGTCGGTGCATTCAGTCGCATCCCCACGGGGATAGAACCACCAGATTTCGCCGTACCTGGGCACCTTGGTGACCCAGACCTTCTGACGCTGAGAGTAGTTCAGGTTGTCGAAGAAGTAGTTCTGGTTCATGCCGTTTGGGATCTCCTTGACAACGCCGTTGTAGAGGAGAAACCGGTCGACACCGCACCAGTAGTAGATCCCGTCGTACTCAATGGCCGACTGGGATGACAGGATTGAGGACTGACTGCTGATGATGTCGTAGCGCCAGAACTGAGGGGGTGTGCCGGTGCCGCCGATGAACGACACGCGGATGAGGCTGTCAAGGCTCCAAAACAGCCCAGAAGGCGCGTTGGAGCCGCCCCTGACGGGTAACCCCTGGACGATCTTTCCGGTGGCCACATTGGTCGCATTTGCGTCCGCAGAGACCCAGTCTTGCAAGTTGCCGGCCGAGCAGTTTTGAATCAACCCGTTGTTGCCATACACGAACAGGTACGGGTGAAGGGACACCACCCCACCAGAGACAGAGATGTTGTTGTCAAACGTGACAGTCACCGTAGCCGATGCCGTGGCGTTGTTTGAGATCGTCACGCTGGTCGTCGAGACAGACACCACAGTGGTGTTGGCAGGAATGCCTGCGCCGGTCACCGTCTGGCCGGCGCCGACCAAGGGGTTTACCGCCGCCAGGGTGATGACGCTGTTGCCATTTACGGTCGTCGCCGAGTCGGTGAAAACGCCGACCTTGGACATCGTTGATCCGTTGATGTTGCCGGCCAGAACAGGGCTGTCAGCGGTGCTATCAATCGCCGCAAGGTTCCTTCCGGGGTGGGCAACAATCGTCTGCAATCCAGATCCGGAGACATCGTAAAAGCCATCGAACTGCCAAAGGTTCAAAGGAGATGCAGTAAAGTTGGACAGCGTGAAATTGGTGACGCCGGCACCAACTCCGTTGTCGTCAATCACAAGAACCTGCAATCCATCAGCGTAGCCGCTGAATATTGAGTTGAAAGCGTCTTGAGAGTTGACCCAGATGCCTCGAGAAGGGCCGCTCAGACCGTCAGAAATGACCCGATATCCACCAATCTTCCTTGGGCGGCCACGCTGAAATCGCACCCATTGCCCGTCGTTGTAGAACAGTTTGTCGTAAACGGTTCCATCGCGCTGAATTCCAGGCTGCGTGTCAAGCGAGAAAACCTTCTGCGTCATTTAGAACGCCCCACCTTGAACGCCGCTGCTGAACGTGCCAGTGCCAGTGATAGACAGGCCCGTGGTCGTCAGACCAAAATACTTTGTACCCAGCACGGCAATCCCAAACTCGCCAGACCCTGGACGATAAATGCCAGTTGACGTTTCATTTGCAAAATTGAGAGATGGTGCGCCAGCAGTGCCGTCAACCAACGACACATTGACAGCGCCGGCAGCAATCGTCGAGGCATTGAGCAAGTTGACAGAGTCGCACAGCAAGATAACCTGCTGACCGGCTGGAATGGTTGCCGTCGCGCCACCAGATCCAGTGGTAAACGTGATCTGATACCCAGATCCACCACCGTCAGTCTGATTGGTGATGTAGTACACCTGAACCGTTTGGGGCAGGTTGACCGTCACGTTGCCGGACAGAGTGCCGGTGTACTTTTGCACCACGTTGGATGCCTCTGACGCCGTCAAGGTGTACGAACCCGAAACAACCGCCTTGGTCAACTGCGTGAAGTTGAACTGCGTGCTGCGGCCTAATCCAACCGTGAAGAAGGCAGCCCCAGAACACACCACAAAGGCAGAATCAGAAGGCTGCAAGGCAATGCTCGCGGCACCGTTGATCAAGCCTCCAGCGGGGGTTACCGTCAGGGTTCCGGTGCCACCGTTGCGCACCATGAAGAACCAATCGTTGCCAAGGGTTGTTGCGGCAGTCAAGCTCAAAGTTCCAGAGCCGCCCGTCCAAACGTAGGAGGCGGCCCGGTCAGTGTCCAAAACGGTGTAGTTGTTTGAGAACGTCTGAACCGTATGAGACTGATTGAGGGTCGTAGAGATGGCCTTCAGGCCATACCCAGCAAGGGTCGCAGCGTCTGCGCTTGAGCTTCCCACGCCGAAGGAGATGATGCCCCAGGTGCCAGCCTCAGTCGCGTTGGTCGTGATGTAGATGTACTTGGCCTCGCCGGAGGCCACGGCGACGATGGTGTTGCCGTTGTAGTCAGCCACCGTGAAGGTGGTCGCCCCGACGTTGCGGATCAGCGCATCCTGGCCGACAGAGGTCTGGTTGGCTGGCGGCATCTTGAGCAGCAAGCTGCCCGCCGTGGCCGTGACGTTCATGATCCTGGCGGCAGCGTTGTCCGTGTCGCTGCCGTTGATCGGCCAGGACAGGGTCGTGGTGACGCTCAGGGTGATGGCGCGGAACGAAACGTCCGTCGGCTGGATCACCTGTCCGGTGAAAGGGCTGGTAAAGCTCATGAATCCCTCACAATCGCCTGACGGTCAGCCACCCTGGTGATGTTTTCTTCCTTCAGGACTTGGATGATGCGGTCGTAGTTGCCCTGCCACATTGGCATGCGCTCGTCGTTCTTGAGGAACGGCATGGCCTGGAGCAGGGAGCCATAGAGCAGAGCCTGGGGGGCGTACTGCGTGAACCAGTTGGACTGGTTTGCTGAGTCAAGCGGCTGCACGCGCTCGTAGTACAGCACCTCGTAGTTGTATGCGACATCGGGCGTCGGGCCAACGAGCCAGTGCTCGTAGTCGTAGTCGCAGAAGAACTTCGGGGCATCCTCCTGCGCCGGATCTGGCCAATACTCGCGGATGTACTCGTAGCTGCGGATCAGCACCGGTTGACGCTTGCCCGCCACCGTGACGTTCATTGAAACCGTCTTGCGCCAACGCGCCGGCTTGGCGATCACGTTGGCACCCTGAACCATCTGGCTGGTTACCACTTGGATGTTGCCCAGGAATTTCAGATCGGCGGCAATGATCTGTTCCGCCAGCATGATGAACTGGGGAATCTTGTCCAGGGTGGCTTGGTCGGTACGTTCCAGATAGGTCTGGATGTCGTTGACCAAACTGCTGTACGTCATGACTGCGGCTACGGTCATCACCACACCTTCTTCTTGATGGAGTCGGGCTGCGGGACAAATTGTTTGCCCTGGCGCATGCCCTCTCTCTTGGCTCGCGTTGTTGCCGCGTATTCAGAAGGTGTTAACTTCTCTCGTGCCTTTTTGGGCAGATACCGCTCGCCGGTTGCTTGGGAACCCTGTGTGGACGGCTTTCCAGACTTCGTGCCCCAGTCCTCTTTCGTCCACTGCGAAAGCGAATTATCCGCCTTCTTGGGGCCTTTGTAACCCCCCCCTGACGATTTGTACTTCTGCGTAGCAAGCTGGGCCTTCCTGGCGCTCCATTGCCCAGGAGAGCCCCCCTTCCCGCTGGCCTTGACCTGGGAGACGATCCTGTCCCACTTTGCCGGGTTCGTTTTCTTTGCCGTGCTCATGATAGGAAAAATGCCCTTTCTTCCTTGCGCCGACGATCCAGCCCTGCGAACACTTTACCCCCGGCCTTGTTCCAAAGCAATAAAGCGTCTGCCGCCCCTTCCCACTCTCCACGGTTTGCCTTGATCCGCACCGTGCTGCGCTGGAGATTGCCCAGCCCTACGTTGTATGCAAAAGAGACCAGAGCGTCAAAGCGGCCTTGATGCCCAACAACGCCGGGAACAAGACGAAGAACACCGCGTTCAAAAGATGCGATGTCAGCGTCGAATAGATCATCAGTTTCTTGCTTGGCCCAGACACGATTGTCCTCCGGTCGTAACGGCATTTCTTTGCGGATCATCGGCACAGGCTTGTCCACTCGTGCCATCGGCAGGCGAATCTGCTCCTGATACAGCACATGGCCGTAGCCAATAGTCCACATATGCGCCGGGCACAGGTACGGGCGATTTCTGTACCCCTCGTACTTGTGCATCATCGCAGCGGCGGCCTTGCTCAGTTTCACTTCTTGCTCCATTGGCGAGAACCGAACCAGAAGCCGATGATCCCGCCCAGCATTGCCATCTCGTCGCTGGAGAAGATCAGACTGCTGTACTTGACCACATCGTCGATGCTGGTGATCAGACCAGGATGTTTCCACAGGTACACCGCCATGAAGGCGTTGATCAGCACAAGCTCAATCACGAAGATGTAGGTCACTGTCGGGCGCACGGTGCCGACGTAGGACGCGACCCACTTGTGGGCCTTCTCCAGCACCTGCTCATCGTGCTTGAGCGCAGCCTCGGTCATCTGCGCCTCGGTCTGCATCGCCACCTGATCGGTGCGGATTTCCTCGATCTTTTGCTGGGCGGCATACCCCTGGGCGGCCAAGGCAAGCTCACGCTCATTTTGCATCCGGGCCAGGGCAAGCTCATGTTTTTGGTCTGCCTTATTCTGGAAGAACTCAAGCAGCTTGGGCAGGCCGCTGATTAGCAGGCCGCCGAGAGTCGAAATTAGTGAAAGCATTACCCACCCCTTTTAGTTAACATTGCGCTGGCAATCTCCAGCATGAATTTTGTCTGCTCTAGGTTTGCCGGCTGCGCTGCCCAGCCAACTGTAACCTGCCCCACGAAACGATGCGAGTCCGGCGGGACGCTTACCCGGCAGGTGTACGTCACGCCCTTCTCAAGATACCAAAGCCCAACCTCTGATTGAGCGTAACGATACTCGCTGCATGGAATCTCGTTGGTCATCAGCTTGACAACGTCTGCGTTATTCGACGAGTTATGCGTGAACAGGCCAACGTCAATGTCCTCAATTGTCTTGTCTCGCCCATCTTTGGTGTAGGCTCTGTAGAGCGTCCGAGAGTTGAACAGCGGGTTGACTTTGAAGACCGCCACCACCGTTGCACCAGTTTGCTTGAACAGCATGGTCGCCGCATCATCGGCTCGCTCTGTTCGTATCTCAGGCAGTTTCTGCGACTCCTTGTATGCCTCTCGGATGAAATCCTGACTCTCATACAGCGCATATCCCGCAAACGCAATCACCGCCATCAGGATCACCGCGAACAGCTTGAACGGTGAGTCCACATACCCCAGAATTTTGTCGAGGGTTGTGTTGGCGTTGAGCTTCTCGGTCATATATGCCGCTGCCCCATCTCAACTATGAAGTAAACGGTCAGGCCGAGAACAAATACTGACGTAAGGACGGCGATCGTGATCAAAATGATGTCGTCGATCTCGGACTGCCTGCGCTTTGCTTCTGCCTTGCGTTTACCTTCGGCGCGGGCTGCGTCAGCCTCCATCTGCTTGGCCCTGGCTGTGATTCTCATCCAGACGTCCATCTTGTTGGATTGGAAAAAGAGCATCTTCACCTGCTCCTCAAACTCCCGAGCTTGCTCCAGAGCAAGCTCAAGCTCCAACGCTTTGCCAAGTGCCGACCCCTTAAACCCGCCCGTCTTGGCCTTCTCTACAACCTCAATTGCCTGCGCTTTGGCGTCAAAATACTGACCCAGAACTGGCCCCAAAGACTGCACGTCCTGAACAGTCTTGACCGCCTTCTTGACGAGGTTGACTGCTGACGATACAGCAGCAAGCGCGGTTATGGGGTCGATCATTTTATTAACTCAAAAGCCACCCCGGCAATCACACCGGGCAGAGCCGTTGCAATAGCATCCCAAACGTCAGGCTGGCCCTCTTTGCGATACCACTGTTGGAACTCGTAGAAGGCTCCAAAAACAATTCCACCGACTGCAATGGCCAACCCCAAGGGAAGGAAGTGGATCGCACCCAAAACGGCTGCTGACCCCACCCCCATAGCCAAATGTTGCAGCTTGTCCTTTGGGATCATTTTGTGATCCAAATCGCCGCAAAGATCGTCCCAGCCATTGACACAAGCATGATGCCGGCAGTCTTTATCATGATGGCCTCAATTCGCTTCAAACGTGCATTGATTTGCTCGTATCGGAGAGCACAGACCTCCTCATGCGTAGAAAGCCGTGCATCAGTTGCGTCAATGGTGGTCATGATCAATCCGTCAGTCCTGCGGGTTCACCAGATGCGTCCAAGGACTGCTTGAGCATCTTCAAGAATGCGTCCTTGCCCACCCTGAGTTGGTCAAATTGAAACTGGCAAGAGGCGATCTTCCGATCCAAGTCCAAACAGTGGTCGAGCATCACCTTTTGCTCCTGCGTGAAGTCGTCCAAGCTGTACTCTTTGCCGTCGATGCTGACAGTCTGGGGTTCTTTGGTATTGCCCATTCTGTTTCTCCTTCAGACGCCACCGTCACGGGCCGGTGGCTTGCCCTTATGCAGTCCAGGGCAGCGGCGGCGTAATAACTGGAGGATTCCGCTGGTTGTCGATCTGCTGCTGCACAGCGGCTTCTGTGACTGCTTGATCCACGCCGTTGGCCCAAATCCAGCCAAGCACAGTTTGCTCTGTGAGCGACGAATACGGGATGAAATTTCCGCTGTCAACAACAGGCAGAGAACATGTGGAGTACACGCTTGCGTTATAGGCTCCGTCCGTGCCGTTGCAGGCCCAGTGAACTGTCACAACGTAGTCTGCGCCCTCTGGGGTTTGAGGAATGCAGTCGAGGGCAGAAATTACCCAGGTGATAGTAGTCATGGTTTAGGCTCCTTTGAGTGCGGCCACATCGGCCTTGAGTTGTTCAATGATTGCTTGCTGCTCTTGGATGGCTTTGACAAGCACGGAAACCATGTTGCCGTAATGCAAAGCATCTGGCCTGCCTTCCTCGTCATAAGCAACAAATTCAGTCAAACCAGAATCATGCACTTCTTCAGCAATTAAACCGCCAAATACTTTGTCTCCATCGTTAATGCCTTTATATGTCACAGCCCGCAAGGCAAGAACTTCAGCAAGACCGTGAGTAGCTTCTTGTACATTTGTTTTGTAGCGCAGCGAAGAAGTTGATCGTTGCAACTCGCCAGAACTATTCAAAAACGCATTTGCCGCGCTTCCGGTGGTGTAGTTGTATGGCGAATTTGCGGCTAAACCAAGGCTAATCAGTCCGTCATTGCGGATATATAACAAGTCACTTGGCGTGGAGTTCCTTACCACCATAGCCACGGAGCCGCTGGTGGCTCCAGAGCCTTTCACATACAGCCTAGCGCCTGCGCTGTTCGCTGTATCGCCAACCAGCAAATCACCCCCGCCGGTGATGCGGGCGCGTTCGGTGCCGCTGCCAATACCAGACGTCGATCCTGTGAAAAAACTAACGTAGTCATAAGAGCCAATGCTGACGCCGTTATCCCTGCGAGTAATAGCGCCGATGCTATTGCCACCAGTTGCGGCATCTGACAGTTCAAACCCGCTTGTGCCATTGTTCGCGCTCATAACATGTCGAGTGATTTGCCCGTTAACAGTCAGCTTTGCCCCCGGCGAACTCGTCCCAATACCCAGGTTGCCGGAGGCGTCCAAGGTCATCGCCTGCGTGAAGGTGATGGCGTTGCCTGCGGTGCCGGAGGCTGCTACAGCCCACGAATGAACACTATTTGTTTGGGCGTAATATGACGCAAAGTCAGTTGATATGTATTTGAATGTGCCGCCAGAATCTAAAAATGCATTACTTGAGAAAACAGTTGATGCATCGGTTGTTTGCCCCCAAATGGCGGCATCCCTACCAAATTGAAATACTTTATACGCACTATTCCAAGCACTCGGCGTCACCCCAAGGCCTAGGTTGCCGGAGGTGCTGAGAGTCATCAGCGTCGTCGGAGAGCCGGCGTCAACTGCCCAGAAAAGCGCATTGTTGTTATTGGCGGTTGACCCCATCGCCATGCGCCAGCTATTGCCAGATGCGTTTATGACGATGCCAGCATTGGCAGATGCGCCGCTGCTGTCGTTGCGAACCCAAATGCCATTAAAAGCAGCATTGCTGTTTGCGTAAATATCTACCTGACCGCCGTAGTTTCCAGGCGTGGTGCCAATGCCGACTGTGGAGGTGATGTATGCGCTGCCTTGTACGGCCAGCTTATAAGCAGGCGAACTCGTCCCTATACCAAGGTTGCCGGAGGAGTCGAGGCGCATGCGTTCTGAGCCGTTGGTGCTAAATCTAACGTACGTGCTTCCAATAGAGGCCAATTCCATACCGCTTGTAGTAGCGTACAAATAACCCGTGTTTACTCCCGCACTGCCAAACGACAGAATTGAATCTGTTGAACCGTTAACAGTAATGTTTCCACGGCCAGAAGCAGATACAAGTGCAGAAGTTCCACCAACGATCAGGTTGCCGGAGGAGTCGAGCGACATATTCAACACGCCGTTCGTGCTGAACCCAAGCGTATTGGCCGAAGGCAGATACATCCCGTTGCCGGTTGCCGTGCCGCCGGTCGGGATCAGTTTCGTTGCGCTAGCCGTCCCGGTCGTGGCAAGATTCGTCCCATCAAACGTCAGGTTCGCAGATCCGGCCAAAGAGCCGCTACTGTTGTATTGCACCTGAGTGTTCGACCCGCCAATGGCACCCGTTCCCTTGGTCGCAAGAACTTGAACCACGCCACCGCTGTCCTTGTAGAACAAGCGCCCATCCGCGTAGTTCAGTGCAAGTTCAGCGCCCGATGCGCTGCTGGTCAAATTCGCAGCCAATGGCACGTTGGACGCAGTGCCAGATGCGTAAATGAGCAGGGGCGTGTATCCAGTCTGGGCCATGATTTACCTCACTTTTGATTGGGTATTAGAAATGATTTCAGCCTTTTTTTCAACCGCAAACAGGTCATCCAATGCCTGCAAAACGGTCTCTGGCTCAACAAATTTATTGGGGTCATGTTCTACGAACTCCCACCATAAAAATTGATTCTCGTGCAGACAGTCCCTGCTCTTGAGAAGGTTCACGTTCTCAGGGTGCCCATAAATCAACGGATCAGACACCGACCAAAGAACAATTCCCTTTTTTCCCTCATCCCAGCCTAGGTGCTGAAAAAAACTGTCGCACGCAATCCATGTGTCACACTGCCTGATCAACTCACGCAACTGCTGGACGGACAAGTCCCTCCTG